GCTACCCATCATGGTGAATGGGTGTTGATGATAAAAGAACTGGCGGACCCTAACTTTGAGTGATTTCTATACGCATGTAGCTATCCATAAGAACAAGATTCTTGTCAATGGATATCTGAATGGTAAGCGTTATAAACAAGAAGTTCCCTACAAACCGTATTTTTTCACTTATGGGCCAACCGATCTAAAGTCGGCCTATAAAACTGTTCAAGGTAAGTATGTCAAAAAGATGCCATTTGACAGCATCTATAAGGCAAAGGACTTTTACAAGCAGTATTCCGAGGTTGCAAATTTTGAAATCTTTGGCCTAGAGAAATTTGTTTACACCTATATCAATGACACTTTCAAGGATAACATAGAATACGATCCTGCACAGATTATGGTGCATAATCTGGACATTGAAACGGGAAAAGCTGATGATGGTTCATTTGCCGAAGTTGAGAAGGCGAATGGACCTATTACTTTGATCGGTATCGGACTTAGGGATCAGCGGCTTGTTTTTGGCTGGAAAGGAGAATATACACCAAAGACCAAGAACGTAATGTATATTAAATGTAAAGACGAAAAAGACATGCTGGCAAAGTTCATTTCTTTTTGGGCTCATGATGAGTTTCGTCCAGATGTTGTGACAGGATGGGCGGTAGAAAAATATGATATCCCTTTCATTGTCAATCGCATTCGTCTCTTGTTTGGGGATGATGCTGCAAATCGTCTTTCCCCTTGGGGCATCCTGCGAGAAAAACGAGTTGTTATCAAAGGACAAGAGAAGCTGATTTATGTCCCTGTCGGTGTATCTATTCTTGATTACTATGATCTTTATATAAAGTTCAAGCCATACAAGCTAGAGTCCTACAGTCTGGATAATGTTGCATTTCATGAAACTGGTAAGAGAAAGTTAGATTTCTCTGAGTATGAATCTCTTGACGAATTATGCGAAAAGAATTATGAGAAATTTGTTGATTATAACATAACAGACGTTGATCGCGTAGCTGAGATTGATCAGAAGAACAAGTATCTGGAACTGTGCTATACAATTGCATTTGACGCAAAGGTGAACTTCATTGATTCTCTAACTTCCGTGCTGCTTTGGGACGTGATTATTCATAATTATCTTCTTTCTAAGAACATCGTTATTCCTAGCAGCGCCCGTACATCACCAATGAACATTCCCGGAGCTTTCGTTAAACAACCCGATAAAGGATTGTATGAATGGGTAGTTTCTTTTGATTTGGAAAGCCTCTATCCCCATCTTATTATGTGGGGGAACATCTCTCCCGAAACTTTTCAAGGACATAATAATTGGTCTGAAGTAGATTTTGAAAATGTTCTCAACGGCACATTTAGAACATCTGACAAAAATTTTACGCAATGTGGAAATGGAGCTAGGTTCAGAAAGGATATTCATGGATTCCTTCCTGAACTCATGCATAAACAATTCAAGCTTCGTGCTCAGTATAAGAAGAAGATGCTTGAACTGAAAGCTGCCAAGGCCGATGAAAGGGAAATTCAAAAATATTGGAACTTCCAACAAGCCAAGAAAATTCAGCTGAATTCATTATATGGTGGGCTGGCAAATCAGTATTTTCGCTGGTATGACTGGCGTCTGTCCTCTGCAATCACGATGAGTGGTCAACTTGCTATTCGTTGGATTGAAAAGCGATTCAATAGCTTTTTAAATGGACTACTTAATACAGCAGATGTTGATTATGTCATTGCAATGGATACAGATTCATGTTATATTACACTCAAAGATTACGTTCAAAAGCTCTATCCGAATGCAAGCCATGCTGAGACAATTGATATCTTAGCGCGCGATGCTGAGACAGTCTTTCAACCTGTCATCAAGAAAGGATATCAAGAGTTTTCAGAAGTAATGAATGCCTATGAAAATTGCCTAAAAATGAAGCGCGAATCAATCATTGACAAGGCAATTTGGACAACCAAGAAACGCTATATTCTGAATGTTTGGGATTTGGAGGGTATACGTTATAAGGAAGCGGAAGTCAAGCACGTTGGTATTGAAGTTGTCCGTTCCGTTATTCCTCAAAAATCCCGTGATGCTATGAAAAAAGCAATCAAGCTCATTTTCAGCGGCACAGAAGCAGATATAAAGCAATTTATTGCAGAATTTTGGGAAGACTTTAAAAAAAGTACGTTTGATGAGATTGCTTTTCCTCGTGGTGTCAATGGGATAACTAAATACAAAGACGGTGTGACACTGTACAAAAAAGGCACGCCGATACATACAAAAGCTTCAATAATATACAACAATATGGTGTCAACAAAAGGATTGACGAACAAATATAGTCTGATCTATGACCGTGACAAAATCAAGTTCGTTTACCTCAAAACACCAAACCCGTCGTTATCACCTGTAATTGCCGCACCAAGGCACTTGCCAAAAGAACTGAATTTGGACAAATTCATAGACTATGATTTGATGTTTGAGAAGACATTTTTGGACCCCATTACAGCGATTCTGGATGCCATTGGATGGAATGTAAGCGATAACTCAACCTTAGAAGGATTTTTTGAGTAGAGGATATACATTGTTCACTGTTCCTGTTGATAAGTTTTACATCATTGCTGTTTGTTCCAATCCAGTCAGATATCATACTCGTGCACGTCTGTTTGAAGAATTTGCTAAGCACATGGCTGATGTTGGTGCTCAACTGATTGTTGTTGAGTGTGCTTATGGAGATAGACCTTTTCATCTCACACAAGCCGGAAATCCATTTCATCTGCAATTTAGGACAGATCAAGAGATATGGCATAAAGAAAATCTGATCAATCTTGGTATTCAATACCTCTGTCAACTAGATAAAAATTGGAAATATGTTGGCTGGTGTGATGCAGATATTCATTTTCAAAGACAAGATATTATTATGGAAACAGTGCATCAACTTCAGCATTATGATATTGTGCAGATGTTCTCTCATGTTGTTGATTTAGGACCAAAGTTTGAGCCTATTCAGCATCAGAATGGTTTCGTTTGGTCTTATTTTCAGAATGATTTTGGACCTCCTGTTGGTCCAGGTTACACACCAAAGCTAAAAGGTGAAAATAGGGATTACTATGGTGGTATTGTAGGAGGCGCCAAGGGTAGTGGATTCTGGCACTGTGGTTATGCATGGGCTGCTCGGCGTTCTGCTTTAGATAAAATCAGTCTTTTTGATAAAGCTATTCTAGGGTCTGCTGATCATCATATGGCAATGGGTTTGATTGGTCAAGTTCATAGATCAATTCCAAATTGGATAACCAATGGATATCGCGAACATCTTATGAACTGGCAAGAAATTGCGGAGCAAAGATTACGCAGAAACATTGGTTATGTTCCTGGACTGATTGCACATCACTGGCATGGGAATAAAAAAGATAGAAAATATGTAGACAGATGGAAGATACTAATTGACAATCAGTATGATCCTAATGTAGATATTGCACGCGACCCGCAAGGTCTTTATCGCTTGAATGTTCATTGCGGAGCACGATCAATAAAACTGAGGGATCAAATCAGAGCTTACTTCAGATCAAGAAACGAAGATAGTATAGACGTGGAGTAAACATAAGATGAACGACCTTAATAGAAAAATAGTAATCGTTTTATTAATTATCTGTTTTTTTATAATTATTCTGTTAGCATCCATTCGTCCTGGCACTGCTGGTAGTCATAAATTTGGCAACTTTGTCGCTGTATGCCCAGGTCATAAAATTGTTTACAGAGAGCTTCCGCAAAATTCACCTGGAATGTATGCTCCCGGTGTGATCATTTTAGACCCTCATGTATTGCGACAAGAGAAGCTAGTTGTGCAAAAGTTTGTTTTCTTTCATGAGTGCGGCCACGGATTTGTAGGGGAGAGTGAACATGCGGCTGATTGCTTCGCTGCCAAGCATGGTATAAGGAATGGCTGGCTCAAGGAAACAGATATAGAAGCAATTTGTTTATCATTTGTCGGTCCTGCAACATTCACTCATCCTTCTGGTAAGAGTCGTTGTGGGAACATTTATCGTTGTGTGTCGGCAGCTAAAAAGGAAATTGCCAGTGGAAAAACTCCAGACAACAATATCAGTAAGTAGTTTCCTTTTAATGGATGGTATTAGAGAATATTGCCATATGAATGGAATTCATTATATAATCACTGTTGGCCCAGGACATGGTAATACTTGGGACATTACGTTTGAAAATATTACAGATTTAGAGAAAGTTAGAAAATGGTCTGGAATAGAAAAGTAACAGATAAAAAAATAAAACAATACGAAAAACATAAAGCAAAAATGTTAAAGAAGAAAGAGAGACGAAACGAAGAATATGAAGCTCAGAGAAAAGTTACTTAATAATACTACGATTGAAGATACTTCCTTACTAGGCGAAAGTAAATTTTACGAAGAAAGGGATATGGTTTCAACTGAGTATCCCATGATCAACGTTGCGCTGTCGGGAAGTATTACAGGCGGTTTATTTCCTGGAATCACACAACTAGCAGGCCCAAGCAAGCACTTCAAGTCTATGTTCGCGTTGCTGCTGGCATCTGCTTATCTGAAGCAATATCCAGATAGCGCCATGCTATTTTACAATTCAGAATTTGGAACACCGATTTCTTATTTTGATCAGTTTCAGATTCCTGTTGATAGAGTTATTCATACACCTCTTTTAAATATTGAACAACTCAAATTTGATTGTGTTTCACAGTTGGAGAAAATTGATCGTGGTGATAAAGTTGTTATCGTTATTGATTCAATTGGTAGTTTGGCGTCTAAAAAAGAACTTGATGATACGTTGGCTTCTAAGACTGTGGCCGATGTTGGTAATAGGGCTAAAGCTCTTAAGTCGTTTTTCAGGATGGTCACGCCGTATTTTCCGATGAAAGACCTTCCTTGCATCGTCGTCAATCACAGTTATGAAGAAATTGGGATGTTTCCAAAGCAGATCGTTGGCGGCGGTACTGGATCGTATTATAGCTCTGAAAATATTTGGATGATCGGAAGACGACAAGAAAAGGAAGACAAAGCAATCGTTGGTTATCATTTCATCATCAATATTGAGAAGTCTAGATATGTCAAAGAAAAATCTGCAATTCCTATCACTGTCATGCATGATGGAGGTATCAATAAGTGGTCAGGTATGCTAGACTTGGCTATTGAGGCTGGCTATATAGAGAAGGTCGGACATTCGTTGCTCTTGAAGGGAAATGACAAGAAACATAAGAAAGATGATATCATTGACAACGATGAATTTTGGAAGTCGGTTCTAGAGAAAACAGACTTCGCCAATTGGATCAAAAACAAATACTCACTAGAAAGGAATTAAAATAATGTCTGGAACGAATATTAAATCATTGGATAAACAGCAATTTGTTGATTATGAAAAAAATCTTGCGTCTGGGATATTTAAGCACACCAATAAACTAGAGCAGAACCAATTTGTCGCAATAAAGGAAAAGGATTTTGATCCAATGTTGAGAAAGGTGATGGAAGAAAATAAGTCCAGAGTATATCATCAATTTGATGGTAAGTATGAAATGAAGCTTGCTGGAGATGTAAAAGTAAATAACGATCTTCATTTTAATGATCCTAAGACTGGCGAAAGATTGGCTACGATTTTCGCTGATGGTAATTATATTGGTAATTTTGAAAATGTTGTTGAGGTAATTAGTAAAAACGACAAATATACCTTTAATATGTTTGGAGGTATTATGAGAGCGATGAAATCTTATCAACGGCTTGAGGAAAATCATAAGAAACTATGTGTAATCAAAGAGACAATATTGAAAAATCTTCGTGCCAGTGTTTGTGAAAATGAAAATCTCCGTATGGAAAATGAGAAGCTTCGTGCACAACTCAATCAGTTTGATGCCCCTGATAAGAATAAAATGTCAAGTAACGAAGGTGTATTGAGCGCTATTAGGAAAGTTCGTTAAATTGGAATTTGATTTTAAGAAGCATTTAGAACGACAGAGTGAATGGTCAGAAAAAATCTTTGGTCCCGGTGACAGAACAAAAGGGATTGTTGACCATATCCGTAAGGAGTTAATTGAGGTAGAGGCCAAACCAAATGACTTGTCAGAGTGGATGGATATTGTTATACTAGCTCTGGATGGAGCTTGGCGCCAAGGTGCATCCCCTGACGATATTATCAATGCATTGGTAGCCAAGCAAACCAAAAACGAAAACCGTGTGTGGCCTGATTGGCGAACACAACCATTGGATAAAGCGATTGAGCATGTCAAATAGTGAGCAAGAAGGTGTTGGCGAAGCTGCTTTCTTAGCGACTGTCTGTCTAACTCTTGGTATTGCATTTCTTACAGGATGGTATTCAGGCAATCCAATAATCACTATCGGTGTTGGATTGATTACCTTTCCTCTTGCTTTCGTTGTGTTTATGTTTCTTGCAATTGTTATTGAGTGGTTGATAAGAAAGGTGTAGTTGTTGATTGGAAAGTTTGATATTATCACATCTATTATACAATGAAGAGTATGCCAGAAAAGTAATACCTTATCTCAAAGCGGAGTATTTTCATAAGACTTCAGACAAAATCATCTTCAATATTGTTCAGGACTTTATAACGAAATACAATTCGCTTCCTTCAAAGGAAATTTGTTATATAGACCTGACGAATCAGGAAAATCTTTCGGAACAAGATTTCAAAGAGTGTCAAACGACAATTGGTGCTCTTGAGGTTTCTGAGAAGACTGAACTTGATTGGTTGACTACAAAGACAGAAGAATTTTGTAAAGAGAAAGCGTTATACAATGTCATTCGGAAATCAATTACTTATCTTGATGATAAAACTGGAAAGCTCGGGGACAAAGGTGTTCTTACAAAACTTTTTGCCGATGCTCTTGCCGTTTCCTTTGATCCTGCAATCGGTCATGACTTCTTTGATGACTTTGTTTCACGTTGGGAATTGTATCATCTAACCGAAAATAGAATTGCGTTTGATCTAGAATTATTCAATAAAATCACACGCGGAGGTGTAGCAAGAAAAACTCTTAGCATTCTTATGGGGCCTCCTGGTATTGGTAAGTCTATATTTCTTTGTCATTTTGCGGCAGCTAATCTTTCAGCTGGTTACAATGTATTATATATCACGTTGGAAATGGCTCAAGAGCGTATTGCAGAGCGCATAGACGCAAATCTTCTGGACGTGCCTATTGAAGACTTAGAGAAGCTTTCTAAAGAAGAATATACAGCCAAGATTAGGAAAATAAAGCAGAAAACCGATGGTAAACTGATTATAAAGGAATATCCAACGTCTGGTGCAGGGTCTAATCATTTTCGTCATCTCTTGGAAGAATTGAAGATTAAAAAGAACTTTCGGCCTGATATCATTTATGTAGATTATTTGAATATTTGTGCTTCAGCAAGGATGAAGTATGGTAGCAATGTCAATACTTACATGTATATGAAATCTGTGGCCGAAGAGTTGAGAGGAATTGCAGTTGAATATGAAGTTCCAGTGTTTACAGCTACACAAGTTAATAGACAAGGGTTCAGAAACTCTGATCCTGATATGGAGAACACATCCGATAGTATAGGGCTTCCGCAAACAACAGATTTGATGTTCACTTTGATAACGAATGAAGATTTAGAAAAAATGAATCAAATTATGGTGAAGCAATTAAAGAACAGGTATTCTGATCCAAATTATTTTAAGAGATTTGTGGTTGGTGTTGACAAGAAAAAAATGAGACTTTATAATACAGAGCAATCAGCACAGGATGATATCATTGATGAACCAGTAATGGATGGAACTTCTTTTGGTCAAAAAATGGGATGGGAAGAAATGGACAAGACTCTTTTTGAGGACGTAAAATGAAGTATGAAGTGACAAAAATAGGTAAGAAAAAAGTTTGTATTATTGAAACAAAAACTAATCAGGTGATTCGTGTTTATAAAAACAACAATAAAAATATGGCTTATCAACTTTGCCAACACCTCAATACATCAGGTGGGTTTCAGGGAGAAACACCAGCATATTTCTTGAAAAAAGAAGAGCAATCGTCCTTGACAGCATCCTAGCTTCTAGGCTAGTGTCCAATCGTTCCCTCTGAGAGCGGGAACAGACTCCACGGCGCGGCAGAGAGGAACGGGAATTGCTTCCCCCCCAATTTCCCTATTCCCGTTCCTCTTTCTCTCTAAAACCTTCGGGAGACGTGATATGCGAGTGATGAGGTTCATGGATGAGACAGGTGATCGGGCAATAACTCTAGACGATCCGAAGTCTTTTCAAGAAGCAAAAGACCGATTCAATGATTTGGTCCTTTTGAAGCAAACACATCGGGCAATGGATACCAAAGGTAAAGGCCCAATTAACAAATTTGAAGATGCAGGTGAGGAAACGTTAGTGTTTCCGCATCTAGTCGGCGGTTAGCGTTCCACGAGGGCGTTGGACGCGAGGGCTGTATGGTTCTTCTTTCTTGTGGAGGGCCATACAGCCATTTTTTTGTCAAAAACTACGTTTTTGGAGGAGAACAAAACCATGCCAAGGTTTGATATCCCGTTGAACTGTGCTGTTCCTGGAACAGAAGGAAACATTATGATTATTGTCGCACGCTTACAAAAGGTGTTGCGACGTCATAAAATACCTGAGTCCTTCATACATGATGCGACTTCCAAAATCTTTGCTGTAGATAGTTACACAGCACAACTTGGTATTATCGCTAAGATTGTGCACTTCAATGGCGGTCAGTTTGATGGGCTTAAATGAAGAATAAATAGAGTTGTAAGTAGAGGGAAGCTCAATTTTGCCCGCCTTTATGGTGGGTTTTTTTATTTTAAGAAGGATTTTAGAAAATGCATGAATATGAACCCCTTTTCCACTTTAAAGAAGAAGAAATTGACGGAATAGCGCCTTGGTGTTGGCAAATATCCGATGATGGAGCTTGGACAGGCCCAAAAGAAAATTGGCTCAATGGGCATAAAAATAATATCACTAAACATGTTAAAAAGTTTGATTGTGTAGTCCAAGCTGGCGGTAACCATGGTATGTATCCAAGGTTATTATCTGATATGTTTAAGATCGTTTATACGTTTGAACCAGACCCTTGGAATTACTTTGCTCTTGTCAATAACTGTCAAAAAGACAACATTATCAAGATGCAAGCTGCTTTAGGTGATACAAATAAAATGGTAGCTGTGCAGCGAGCATGTATGTCTAATACAGGCATGCATACAGTAATTGATATGGATAACGCGAATATTCCCATGCTTACGCTTGATTCATTAGATTTGAAACAATTAGATTTTCTTTGGCTAGATGTTGAAGGCTATGAGGAAAAAATCTTTAGAGGAGCTACTAAACTTCTTGAAAAACATCATCCTGTTATTTTTTCCGAAGCTGGTCATAGTGAAATTGATAATTTTCTTTCTCAATTTGGCTATAAAAGAGCCGGCAATTCGGAAATGGACACAATATACGCTATATCCTAAATAAGATAATAATTTCAAGGAAAAAAGTATGCAAAAAAAGGCAAAAAAAAGGCGACAAAGACAGGTGGCAAATTATATCAACTTAGAACCTACGATTGACGATACTGATCCAACCAAGGCCCAATCTGGCGCTGCAAGAACTCTTCTAAGACGAATAGCTGAAAGTCCTCTTCTTTATGAAGTTGCAGGAATGCGTTATGGTGACTTTCCGTTGTTTCATGGCCATGTTAACAATATGCATCAGAGAATGAAAACTGAAGTTGCACACGATGGTAATTCTGAAATTCCAACTCCAGAACTTAGAAAGCATATCAGAAGGGCTGAAAGGGAAATGCAGTCCATGGGTTGGAACAATAATATGGTTACACAAAATGGTGGTCCTCATCTAAATGCAGCTATGCATGCTTATGTCGGTCATTATGCTCCTCTTTTTGCTGCTAAACGCGCATCTCAAATGAGACAAGAAAGTCTTGAGGAAGCCAAGAATTATACAATCAATTCAAGAACCCCTGCTAGAACTCTTGGGCAGCTGGTCCGTAGAAAAGACAATGTTGGCGCCCAGGCGCGCGCTGAGCGTGCTAGACGTGCAAAAGCAACTCCTACAGCTGCGCGTGATATCATTCATCGGCATGTAATGGGAGGGAAAAAACGCCCCAAAATACATGAATTTGAAGCCGCCGCCAATGCTCTATCAAAAAATCCTGGTTCTCTAGCCAGAACCCTTCAAAGAGCGGCTAAAGAGCGAAAGAAATGGGATAATATCAAACAATTCCATGCAAAAGTAAGACGCCAAGAGAAACAAGCTGTTGCTAAAAAACATAAGGCCGAGATTGATGCTATTCGCGCTCAAGTTAAAGCTCATACAGCCAAACCAAAGAAACCAAAGGCAAAAGGGACTACTAAGGCTGCAAAGACACTTGTTCCAAAAGCAACAAAGATACCAAAAACAAAATTGTCTCCTAAGGAAAAACAGTTTATTGCCAGGGCTCTTACTAAAGCTCCAGAGTCAACTACATTTCATCCTGTAGAAGTTAAACCACAGGAAAGGGCTATTCTAAAAGGAGCTAAGAAACGTTTAGCTGGAGCTAATATCAAATCAACACCTTCTCCAGGAACTTTGATTCCTAAGCAAAGTACAGGAAGAGAGGCACAAAAACGCCCACCTCCTTTACCTAAAATAAATGTTCCATCTACACGGGAACCGCTACCAGAGCCAAAAATAATCCAGCAAAAAGCTGAGATTGTTAGGGATGCTTATGGAAAGGAGCATGATGGTAGAAAATATTATCTTTCTAGAGGTGGACATATAAACATGTGGGATGATTTACATAAAGATTTTGATCGTGGTATGGTTCCACCTGATGAAGAGTTACCTCACCATGAACATTATAAAAATGATATTCGTGCTAGGATTCCAAGCAAAATGGAATTGTTTCTTAATAGAAAGAAACGGGAAAATCCAAGAAATCTACGATAATGTCAGTATCTAAAACAATCACTAAAACAGTCAGAGAAAAGCAGCTAGAGGAATCTAATGCCCTTCTTGGTTTGATTGGCGGTGGTTTGGTGTTGGGTGCACAAGCCATTTATAATAAATGGAAGAACTCTAAATCTTTTCGTGATCCGCACGGTGATTATGCTTATCATGGGCCATCCAAGACCTATTATGGTAAGAGTTTCAAACCAGCTAATGAGAAAGCCTTTTTCAAACATCTAACACATGAACGTATGATGGACCCTGTAAAGGCCCAAGATATGATCACTCGTCTCAAAGCACCTCATGAAAATAACGAGCATATTCAAAAACATATGAAACTGGCTAATTTATACAGAGATGCGGCTGAAAAATCAGTAGCTAAAAAACGTGCTGTTAAAGATGCCCAAGCGGTTATGGATAGAGAAGAAGGAACAAAAGCTAAGATTTCTATGCATGTTCATACCGCAAGAAAAACACGCAAGGCGGCAAGAGCGTTGACGCATATGAATGTTAAAAATCCAAAAACAGGCAAGGTATCTTCTAAACAAGTTCGCCGTGATAAAGTTATGAAGAATATGCCAAAAGACGAAGTATCAGCAATAATGGCGAAAAGAAAAGAAAAAGCTAAAGCTTATAGAAAGGCAGCAGAGTTTCATATGAAAAAAGCAAGACGATTGAAACAAGGATTAGATAAAACTTGGGAAGAAGATTTCGCTCCAATGGTAAGAGATATGCTTTTGGAAGGCTTTAGCCAAGATGAAATTATAAGTATATTTGATGACGGTTTAGACCTAAACGAGGAAGAATTACTAATGGTAAAGACAGAAATAGACAAAGAAGATAAGAAGGACAAAGAAGAGCCTAAAGAGCCTGATACGTCCGTATATCATGTGCCGTCAGACACAAGAATGACTGATACAACTTCTCTCATGACAGAGGATTATATCTATTCCGTTGTAGATGATTTGGCCAAGGTGTTCATGGAAGAAGAGATTGTTTCCATTCTTGCTGGCGACTTTGATGATTATCATTTGCGTCTTCATAAATGGGGTAAATCTGGTAACCTTCGTGTTCAACGCCTCCAAAACGCCAAGAATGCGATTGCAGAAGGTTATTTGGATGGTTATGCGGAATGGTTAGAAGAGCAACTATTACCAGGAAAAGGCGTTGGTTCTGTCCCTGATCCAAGATTGAATAAATCAAAGTCACCGATTGCTAAAAATCGGTCACTTGTTCCACAATCACGAGCACTATATTGGTCCACACCAGCATCGCAACCAGCGGCTAAGAAAGCTGCGGGTCCAGGTCTGTTTCGCGGTGTAAAGAATCAATATAATAGCATAAGAAACAATGTTCGCAGTTTCTTAGGTGGAAGAAAACAACTCCAAAAGAAATTGGGTGCTCAAGCTTATAGAAAAGGGCAAGATGCGGAAAGTAATTTACATCAAGCAAAAGCTATTGATTCTACTTTAGCAAGTCATGCACGGAATGTTCCACAACACGGTGATGCTACTCAAAAAGTTGGTATGGCTGCACTTAATGCTATTAAAGCTGGTGGTAATAAAAAATCTATTGGTAAAAGTGTAGCAGCTGCACATGCAGATCATGAAACAAATGTAAGGGTACAAACAGGTGTTCATGCTGGTGTTGCGAGTGCTTTATCTCGTGAAAGAGATTCAGCATTCTCAAAAGCAAAACAAAATGTAGCTGCATCATCTAGATATGGTAAGTTGGCTAGGGATAAAAACGCCCGGTTGCCTTGGAAAAATGCATTTCGTGGAGAAGATATTGAAAAACAAGCTAATGATGATTTTCTTCATTTACTTGAAAATGGTTTCACCTATGATGAAGCTGTCCAGCTAATTGAGCAGCAATATGAGGATGAATTTATAAAAAAAAAGCAGAGCTAAACGAGGGTGAGTTTGGCCGCCGCGCCTTACACACTTTAGCTCATTGGTTGCGGTTAGATCGTAACGTTGAACCTGAATGGAATCATGATGAAATTATCAGTCATCATGAACAAATCATTCGCGGTATGCCTAGAGGAAGCCATAGATTAGCTGGGAGGCTTCGTAGCGCGATTGATAATCCTGCTGTTCAAGAGCATGGACGTGGCCGCATTCCAGAGCTTCAAAGACGACATTTTCAAGTCGCTGCTGATCATATTTCTCACATAGAAGACCCTCAAACGCGCGAGCGTGTAGCAGGTAATTGGAAGAGTCTTTTCAATCGCACCAACGGCCGTTTCAATCACAGACGGTTTGATGCTTGGGCGCGAACTGGAGAGTATAACCAAGAACAACCCGGATTTGGGGCACGTCATGATGGTTCTTTCCGAAGAGCTTATAGAGACCCCGGTCAAACGAGACCTCCGAGACGGCCAAGACCCAAGAAACCCAAGAAGATGTGGTGGAAGTTCAGGAAAAATCAGGGTGAGTTTGAGGTTTAAACCCCTTTACTAAATATACATTGACAGTCAAAAAAACCGCAGAAAGACATTTGGATTTTAATGCTTATCACTGAAAAAGTTGTTGGCGATCTAATTAAAAAATTTGGTAAGCTCTTTTCCTTTAAGAAGACGACTCCAAGCGATTTTCATTCTAAGCTCCAACAAACAACAGCTGGGTTTGAGCATCATTATCATGTTGATGGTCAGCATGTTAATGTTATGTATACAAATCGCGGTAAGAATGCTTATGATGTTGATTTTAAAGTCAACGATGATTTTAGTAGAGCGATAAAGCCAAATTTTCATCCAGTTACAGGACTAAAAATCCTTCTAAGTGTTAGAGATTCAGCACATAAATTCAAAAAAGAAATCAATCCTCATGCTTATCATTTTGAGGCATATGATGCTAATCCATTAATTCAGCAATATAAAAGGCATCTTTATGATAGGGCTGCTAATCGTTTCGCAGAAAAATATAGTGGAAGAGTTAAACACCAAAAGAAAAAGGTTGTTGTAACATTTCCAAAACATAAAATGAATGAAGATGCTGAAAAGAAAAAATCTGGAAAATATAGAGGATTTCAGGATAGCTATTCTCATCAAAATCATAAGGTTACAATTAGATATGATAAAATCGGGGCTGCTGAAAATGCTTATAAAGTTCATTTTTGGGTAGATAAAAAGGTAAAATCTAAGTCTGCCGGTGGAGAATCAGGTAGGACATTACTTTGGAGTGTTCTAGGTCGTATCAAAACATTCGTAAAAACACAAAAACCATCTTTACTTCATATGAATGGTAATAGTGAAGAAAGAGATAGAATTTATAAACATGCGGCTATGTCTATAAACAGGGATCATCCAGGGTCAGAGGTTACGCATATTCCACAAATGGGAAGTCTTGTTCATTTTCCACAACATATAAATACAGAGAAACATAGTCTTACTAAAAAGGATAAGAAATAATGGCACAACATGGTGCAATAGACCAAACAAACAATGCCCCTATTTGGGTGACGGCACAAGTCAATAAAAGTGTCAATACTGCAAATCGCGATGCTTTATATAACAATAACACCCCTGATTCATTTGTTACAGGTGAGCGTGTAGGTGTTTTTGGTGTTGCTGCTAACCAAATGGCTAACACTTTTGGCTCTATTCCTCATACAGGCTGGATTCTTCGTAAGATCGGCACCGGGGGCCGCGCCGGTCGTGTTCAACAAGAATGCCTTGTTGCTGGTGGTTTTAACACAGATACTCATGGCGACGTTTCGCTCTATATTACGACACAACCTATCAACAACACTGCTGCGGACCCTGCTCCTGCAACGTTCCGTGTGGTTGCTAACGCTTATCCGGCCAATACTGTGACTTATCAATGGCAACGTTGGGGTGGGGCATCATTTGCTGATATTTCGGCCAATTCTATTTATACCCTTGTGACAACTGCTGCGATGGTGATTTCTGACGTAACTGGCCTGAATGGTGAGATTTATCGCGTTAGGGTAATGACAGGTAGTGCAGCGAATGTCTTTTCTTCTAATGCTGTTTTGACAGTTACATAATAACTAAAGATTTGCTATGGCCAACAATATCAGTGAAGCGATTGAATCAAAGGATATCCCTGTTGTAAACACAGTCAGTAGTAACGCTTATGTTATTGTTACTACTGACCCAAATGGTAATGCAGAAACTAGGAATGTTTCGATTCACAATCTACTTGCGAATAGCACACATGATGTGAAAGCAGCGAATCTTTATGTGACATTCAATACTACGCCAGCCAATAGCACAGCCAATTGCACTAAAGGACAATATTGGAATGACGACAACTATCTTTACGTGGCGATTGCGAACAACACCATCAGACGTATTGCCCTTGGTGGCACATTCTAAGGAAATTCAAATGAAAACTATCTATGAAGGAAAGCACGGAAATGTTTGTGAGCATGAGGATTTTCCATTTCATGTTGTTGATTCAAACGGTAAACATGTTGGATATTATACGACTTTTGATGTTGCTAAAGGAATGACAAACAAAGCCCCTGTGATAGTGAAGAAAGAAGATAAGAAAGAAGACCCTTCTAAAAAATAATGAATGAATATATCGGAAGACAACTTTTTACTATACTGTGCGAAATTTTATAACAATCCTTACTGTGCGACTCTTGAAGAATTCTATAGTGATATCGTAAGGATCAAATATCTAAAGAAGCTTTTTACTCGTTATGAAAAAACTGGTAAGCTGAAAGAGAGATTGATTCTAAATCATATTATTATCCTAAACAATGTCTTTACTCCAGAGCATGCTACGAGAATTCTGGTTTTCAAAATGGAGGAGTATCTACCTTACTTGAAACCGTTTCTGGAACTCTTAGGGACATTACCAGATGTAGTTACAGGAATTGGAAAGGACGATAAGAAAGTGGATACACGAGAAATAATAGCTGATACACAAATCAATTTCATTCTGAGTAAGCTATGAAAACTTTTCAGGAATTTCTCTCAGAAAGTAAAATAAAACTTTCAGGCGATAAAGAAGCTTTGGAGATGCTATTTGGAAAACCTAAAGCTGATATGTCTAAGCTTCCACAATTCAAAAACAAACCAGGGACTAAAGGTCATTTAGATGAGTTGTTAGCTCAACATGAACATCATTGTGAGCAATGGCACATTCAACACGAGGCCGGCGCAAAAACATTAGCCAAATATCATGGAAAAACCATCACTGCTTTAGAAAAACTTGGGGAAAAGCATTACTATAAACATTATGAGGATTTGTTCAAGAGCAAGCATAAAATTCATTGGGGTGGTAAGACATATGGTGTAAATAAACACTGGTTCTCAAATCAATTTGATAATTATTCCAATGGTAGAGAAGGTAGTAAATATAAGAAAGAAGGCGATGCTGTTTTTGATGCTATCCGAAAAAGGTTGCCAGATTAATGCCTCTTCCAAAGAACGCTAAACCTGAAGCCTGGATAAAAGACTTCGTTCATTCTGATAATCCGAAGTTCAAAGGCAAAGATAAAAAGACTCGCATCAAAATGGCTCTTGCTGCCTACTATGCTAAGAAGGCGGCCGGAATGCGGAAAAAGAATAAAGAAAAGCGATCCAAGAAAAAATCTCTTAAAGAAAATATACTTCTAGAACTATCTCCAGAACCTTGGTCGCCAAAACCTGAACGCCAGCATAATGTAACGGTTCATGTTATGGGATTTGATGATTCACATCCAACTAAAGCTATTGCGCATCATCTTGCTTCTTTTGGAATTGCGGTCCCTGGTAATACACTTACTGAAGCTCATGCCCACGTTACTCAAGCTTTGCCACAAATCCATAAGCAATATTACAATCGTGTATTACATAAGAAGTTTCATCGGATGGCTTATTTTTCTTCATTTGATGATCATGTAGGCACAAAAGATGAAATGGGACCAAATCATGTTGTTCATATCATAAATATTGGAGAAGATGCTGCGATGGCTGTCAACAACATTGGAAGTGGAAACATAGAAGGTGCTGGTGTTGGTCCGAAAGGCGAGCCTGGGGTCCGTCGTAAAAGAAAGAGATATAAAACTCCCCCTGTAATATTTCAAACATTTAGGCGTAGGTTTCTAAAGAATTTGCAAATGCCGGCAAAACTAGCGCTTGACAATAACTGCACAAGCGTCTAAATCCAGTCTTACACACGCCGCTCCTCCCGCGTGTGATGTGCCAGAAAGAGGGAGTGGATTTGCTTCCAACACTCCCTCTTTCTTCCTTCTAAAAAGGTTAAAGACAATGAAACGGAATACTTGGAAATTTACTTATGCCGGAAAGGCTCTTGCAGTCGCATCTAAATTAAAGCTCAATTATCATCAGAGTCGTTTGACTTTCTGGGAGAAGCGCCAGAAAGAAGTTGAAGAGCAAATTCAGAAAGATGGCGTCAAAATTGATAAAAGTCAGCTTCTTCGGATGGCTAATAATGCTGCTCAAGGATTCTCTGCTTCCAATACCTATTCACGTCAACCGACTGTTGAAATCAACGAAGAAATGCTTAAAGATTTGAATGAATGTTTGGATAAAGTAAGAAGTCATCGCCAGTATTTTGATGATTACTCTGGTTGGCTTCAGCTATTCAATGCGCAACCAGAAGCCGAGTTGAAACTTCATCATGACGATTATCTCTATTTCTTTGATGAGAGAAGGAAGCTAGGAGAAGAAGAAAAGGAGTAAGTGTCATGGCCAAAATTAATGTCACCTTCACGACAAAGGAACGTGAATTTATTGAAAGAGTATTACAAGAGTTTTTAGAGAGTAATTCTGAAGTTGATGATGTAAGACTATGCGTTAGAATTGCTGATAAGGTTAATCCACCAAAAATGGAAGAGCCAGATGAACGCGACTCAGAAACAATGGAAATAAAAGGTAATGTCGCACCCATAAAGCGTTGGTAAGACCTTGACCTAAATACCAATTCGCAGTATAATACCACGAATTACGGGTGTAGCTGAGTGGCACAGCGGTAGCCTCCAAACCTACGTCATCAGGGGTTCGATTCCTCTCTCCCGTGCCATCTTCGCGCTGGCTTAGCTCAATGGCTTAGAGTGCCGCACTGTGAATGCGGAGATGGTATGGTTCAATTCCACCAGCCAGTACCAAAAAATTATTATTAGGTGAGTTATGAGATTGTATTATAGAGCATATGAAAGAAGAGCAATTCTTGTTTATAGATATATACCACAACCACATCTACAACAACCAGAGAAAGAAGACGAAGACGAAGAGGAAGATGGTATTCCTATGTTTCTATTATTAGTGATTTTTCTTGTTTTTCTTTATGCTATGAAAGATACTATTCCAGCAACAAGTCCTGTTGAGCAGGCTAAAGCGGATATGATTCAACGCTGCGTAAAAGAAAAAACACCTCCAGATTATTGTTTTGAAATTGCTAAGGAATGGACTGATAAAAATCGTAAATGAATTGGATTGATACGAAATATATCCTTTTAATATCTGGTCGTCTCCAAAAGTTCAAAAGAAAAAGTCCGACACTCTATAATTTTCGGTGTCCTTTCTGCGGCGACTCAACCAAGAATCCAAACAAGGCGCGCGGATATATCTATTCACGTAAGGCCGATTTTTGGTTTGCCTGTCACAACTGTTCCAAATCCTTCACCTTCCCTAAGTTTCTGAAAGAACTAGATGCTGGACTCTATGAGAGTTATCGGCACGATCTTTTCAATGATCGTTATACAGAAACGAACGAAGATAAGTGTACTCTGTCGCACGAAGACAAGTCTATTCTGCTGCGCGATAACAAGTCTTTAGTGTCATTAGAACTAATTTCAGACTTGACTTCACGCCATCCTGCTAGAAAATACCTAGAATCGCGGCTGATTCCTAGTAAGTTCTTTTCCGAACTATACTTCTGCGATAGATTCCAATCTTGGACTAATGAGCAAATTCCCAAGAAGTATGAAGATTATCCATATGAGGAAGAGAGAATTATTATTCCTCTATTTGATCCATCTGGAATAATGTTTGGTTATCAGGGGCGAGCTATGGGACTGAATCCAAAGGTTCGTTATGTTTCAATTATCCTAGATGAAAGCAAACCAAAGCTATGGGGATGGAACAGAGTTGACTTCAACAGAAAATACTTTATACTAGAGGGTCCGATTGATGCCATGTTTCTTTCCAATGCGATTGCAACGGCTGGCGGAAAAATCACATCTGAGTTATTGAAGGTTGGTTGCAATCTGGATAATGCAGTCATTGTCTATGATAATGAGCCAAGGAATCCGCAAATTGTGGCGAACGTTGGGAGCGCGGTAAAAAATAATTATGCTGTCGTGATCTGGCCAAAGAACCTCCCATATAAAGATATAAACGAGATGGTTCTAGCGCACTTCAAACCTGAAGATGTTGAGTTTTTGTTGAAGAAACACACCTATCGCGGGCTAGAAGCGGAGTTGGAGTTTGCGTCATGGAAGAGAATGTAGACAAGACACGGAAGATAGTTGGGTATGATGCAAACAATAAAGCTATTTGGGTAAAATATGTAAATCAAGACTATTGGTTTCTCAAGTCTTTTGAGAGAATCTTAACAGAAGAATTGAAGTTGATACTAAACAAAGAGAATACAAAACAGCTTCAAGAATTGTATGAAGGCGATAAAAATAGTGGTAGCTTTTGGGATTTATCTACACTTTGTCTTAATAGAACTGATCATGACTTCTGTATTAATGCTCATCTACTTGTTCCTGATTTACCTATAGGTCTTCTTAAAACATTTATAGATAAGTTTAGTAACATTCCAGGTAGTGCTTTCAAACAGCTACTTAGTGGATTTGCTATTCATCGCAACCTTGATAACGTGAAATATGAGGTTGTTGATACGTCTAAATTTACTGCTTTAATTGATAAGAAGATAGAAGAAAATAAAAATAAAATTATTGTAATGCCTGATCAAGAAAAAGCAACAAATTGGTTGATCGGGCAAATTATGAAGGAAATTAAGGATAGGTCTAAGGTCAATATTCAAGAGCTAAAGGCGACTATCCAAGACAAGCTAAAACCTAAATAAGACAATATCTGTTTAAGCATCCCAGAATCTTGTAAAATGCCCATTTTTATGGGGGTTTCAACTATTTTTTGTAAAGGAGAAGTATCGTATTTCTATGAAGAATTCCCCCTCTATGGACCTATACCAACAAGTCATTCATCTCACAAAATATTCCCGATGGAATGAAGACACACAACGCCGAGAAACTTGGGAAGAGACTTGCACAAGACTTGTTGATTTCTTTGAAAAACATCTCCAAGAAAAATTACAATTTGAATTAGATGCTAAAACCAAAACCGATCTTTTTGACTCGGTTTTTGCATTTGACGTAATGCCTTCCATGCGTGCTATGATGACAGCTGGTAAGGCTCTGGAAGCTGTTCAAGTTGCCAACTTCAATTGCACTTATCTTATCGTTGATTGTATTCGTTCCTTTTCCGAACATATGTATTGTCTTATGTGCGGATCAGGTGTTGGCTTTTCAGTTGAATCTAGGTTCACAAATAAGCTTCCTGAAGTTCCAGAAGAAATAATGCCAACAGACACAACGATTGTCGTAGCTGATTCAAGAAAAGGCTGGTGTGTAGCTCTCAATCAACTCTTAACAATTCTTTATTCAGGTAATATCCCCAATCTAGATGTTTCCAAGTTGCGCGCTGAAGGGGCAAGACTAAAAACATTTGGTGGTTATTCTTCAGGACCAAAAGTTCTTGTAGACCTTTATCATCACATTATCAATGTTTTTCAGAAAGCAAAAACCAGACGCCTCAAACCAATTGAGGTGTTTTCTATTATGACTTACATCGCTCAAGTTGTTGTTGTAGGTGGTGTTAGACGGTCAGCAACAATTGCTCTTTTTGATAAAGATGACTTTGAGATGCGCAATGCTAAGTCAGGTAATTGGGGGAAAGAAAATCCTCATTATGCGATGGCTAACATTTCAGCTGTCTTTGAATCAAAACCGGATTCCTCTGAATTTCTTGGTGTCTGGTCCGATTTAGTGCGCTCCGGTTCTGGGGAGCCTGGAATGATAAATCGCGCGGCTTTATGGAAACAATGTGAAGCCATAGATAGAAAAACAAGAGATGAAGATGATCAGCGTATTCCATTTGGAGTTAACCCCTGTTCTGAGATTATTCTTCGCCCGTTCCAGATGTGTAATCTTTCTGGTATTGCTATTCGTCCAAACGACACACTTCAATCACTCAAACGTAAAGTCAAACTCGCAACAATTCTTGGTACGTTTCAATCCACAATTACTGATTTTGAATACTTGAGAAAACGTTGGAAAAAAAATGTTGATGAAGAAAGACTTCTTGGTGTTTGTCTTGCCGGTATAATGGATCATCCTGTTTTATCAAAGATTTCTGATGAATCTGGAAAATGGTTACGAGAATTGAAAGATGTGGTATGGCAAACCAACAAAGAATGGGCAAAACTTTTAGGGATTTCTGCCTCTACTTCTGTAACAGCTATCAAACCGGCTGGAAATTCTGGTGAACTTTACTCTGTTGCAAGTGGTATCCATCCGCGTTATTCTCCTTATTACATTAGGACGACTCGGGAAAGCGCTATGTCGCCTCTTTGTAAGTTCTTGAAAGACCAACAAATCCCTTGGGAAGTGAGTAAGCAGAATCCACGTGATGTTGTCTTCTCCTTTCCTCAGAAATCGCCCGACGATGCGATCTGCGCGAATCTCATTGCTGGTGTTGATCAGTTGCGCCATTGGCTCCATGTCAAAGAGAATTGGGCCACACACACGGTCAGTTGCTCTATCTATGTCAAAAAAGACGATTGGTTGCAAGTGGCATCTTGGGTCTTTGAAAATTTTGATTCCATCACAGGTTTATCATTTTTTCCATATGATGGTCATGTCTATGAACAAGCTCCGATTCAAGCGATTGATAAAGCGACTTATGTAGACCTACAAAATCAGATGCCAAAAACACTTGATTTTGAGCAATTAAAAGAGTATGAAAAAACTGATAATACAAATGTAAGTCAAGAATTGGCCTGCACGAGCGGAGCATGTGCTCTCTAAATAGTAGTAACGAATATAGGAATAGAAAGGAATAAAACAATGGGTTGGATTACACTCACTTCCGTAGATGAAGGCAATGCAGAATATCGCTTGAACACTAGACACATAGTATGTTATTATGCTTCTGTGCTTCCAGTTGATGGAGAAATCCCAGAGAAAACAATCGTGCAGACTGCGGATGGAAAGACTTGGAGTGTCAAAGAAACTCCAGAAGCCATTGCTAGTATGGTTTGGAACTGGTAAGGAAAGATAAACGATGAAATCTGAAGGCACTGGTGGATTCTAAGAACTGAAAGCCCCATAAATATGGACGAGTTTACGAGGAGTTTAAAGCTTTTCTTTCTCGGCCAATTCATTATGGGGGTATCATTTTTTTGGGATTATTTATTCCATTTGGAACGAAATACAATACCATGGGATATAGCTACTTTTGGCTATTTTTTTGGTATACTTTATTCTTTGGTTTATTTGGTAAAGTTAATCAAATATACCCCTTGACAAGGTAAATTATGGACAGGTATGTAAGGCATGAGTTTGAATGTGGCGACTGTGAGATGAACTACGAAATTCGTCACGATAAAAGTTATGCAGATGAATGTATATGTTGCCCATTCTGCGGCTCTGTAAGTATTAAAAAAATAGACCCTGATGAGAAAGATGACGGAGATGATGAGGAATCTAGACCCGACTTACGAGACGAGGAATAAAGTCGCAAAAGAAATCATGCGAGGATGCTTCGTTGTTGGCACGATATTATTTCTGGCGGCTCTTGCCATGATCTGGGAAATCATATAAGATGCGCGTGAACGTCAATGGATGACGATGTGGCTTTCAATCCGACAGAATTAGGTTCGATTCCTAACATGCGCGCTAAAAACATTTTAATTATTATAGAAAAAGGATGTAGAAGATAATGATTAATCCAGGCTGAATATCAAGCTAGAGAACCCCCATAACGATAACGAACCCCCTGAACCATGAAATCTAACCTGAACACGGAGAGTTATCAAAATGACAACAACTAAAGAATACGAAGACACTTTTCTCAAAATCAATCGCGACAATCTATCCTATGAACAAAGGAGGATTCGTCGCTCCGAACTAAATGCCAGAAAATGGCTAAAAAAAGCCAAAGACAATCATGATCAATCTTTGCGTGCCCAAAATGGCATAAAGGGCAATCGCAAATATGAATACATTGAAAGGAAGTGGAACCATAATCCAGAGCTTCGCGACCGCCTTTGGTCACATAGGACTAAAGATGTGCGTCCTGAGGCCCGTGCAGCCCATCTGGCGCTTGGTTTTCTCTGGGGCACTCCCTACCGAGCTATGGAGCATGTCGCCTTCCTAAGCCCAAATTGGGCGATTGTGTGGAAGAAAGTCACCAAGCTAGGCGAATTGCCAGATACACAAGAAAATCGTGACAAATTCATGGCTTGGGCTGACATTCCTAGCACTAAGCCAAGAACGGCAGCACCGGGTAGAAATGTTAGTAAAGATTACACCGAACATCTTTCACAACCAAAGCCTAGTATTCTTATTACTCCTATTTTCAAACCAATTGTGCCAGCTGTTGCAGTTCCACCAGTGGATACATCAAAAACACCATGACGCAAGTGCCTGATTATCAGAGGGGAAGAAATGATGGTATTCAATTTGCCATTTCATGGTTGCATGCCCGCGCCCAAACGATGAATGATCCAAAAGCAAAATGTGTACTCAATTCAGCTGGATTTCATTTGGGCCAAAATTTACATAAAGTAAATGCGCCCAAAGAAGAGCCATTGAATATGAGTGAACAATTTCGTCGTTATCAAGAGCTAGAGAAATGACACGTAAGCTAATAGCACTGGTAGTTGTTGGTATCCTCTTTTCAGGATTGATTGGAGGATACTATGTTATGCATCAGAACAACACGATGGAAACAGAGTGGCAGCAATTTAAGAATAAAGTTGGGGATAAAATATCTGGATATATATCTGCGAATGATCTAGAGGCGGAAGGATGGGAAGATAATTTCGCAAAGTTTCTACACAAAGAGTTAAGCACAATTCCTAAATATGAAGAGCTTTGTAGCGGCTGGTCTGTGAATTTCAAACCTGAAGATGGGTCGCTAGTACATATAGATTTGGCCGAACGCCCTATCTATAAATGGCATAGGATTACTATAGGAAAATGACATTTTTTGTGGACATACAAAACTAAACCTTTCACTAGCGAAGATATTGGTGAGAACATCGGATTCGTTTATTTAATAACAAACAATACCAATAACAAGAAGTATATTGGA